AAAAACTTCCCTGAAATCAGGGAAGAGTTCTTAGCCGCATACGAGGCAGCACTATGAACATAGAAGAACACCTAAAACGAGTGCAGGACGGAGCACGAGATGTTTATTCACTAAACAACCTGTCAGCCTGGATCGAACGCTACCTGCGATTAGACGGTCGCAAATTCGATATGAGTACACGCTACGCTTTTCAAAAGCGCATCGTAAATGACACATCACGAGTAGTCAACACTGTAAAGTGCGCTCAAATTGGACTTACGACAGCTACTATTGCCTATTTTCTAGCTGCAATGGCTACACAGCGGAAGTTTAACACTATCTACGCATTGCCTAGTCAGACAGACGCAAGCAAAATTGTAACCACAAAAATCAATCCTATTATACAAGAGTCTACACGCTTACGACAGTTAGCCGATAAGAGTACAGACTCAGTAGAGCTGAAACAGATAGGCAATAACTTTCTCTTCTGCAGGGGAGCTAAGTCAGAAACTGCAGCTCTGTCCATATCCGCAGACTGCTTAGTTGCTGATGAGATAGATCGGTCAGATCCAGATGTTCTCAAACAGTTTCGTTCACGTTTGCAAGCGTCTGAGTTGGCTATTATCAAGCAATTCTCAACACCCACTGTAAATGGAGTTGGTATATCAAAAGAAGCTGAGACATCAAAACGCTACAGAAGTTTCGCAAAGTGCTACCACTGTAACCATACTTGGCTACCTTCATATCACACAGATATGAAAGTACCAGGATATACAGCTGACATTTCTGAAATTACTCGTACCAACATACAAACACTAGACTGGAAGAACGCACATTGGTCTTGCCCTAACTGCGGGAAAGACCCTCAACTGCATCCAAGTAGGTTGGAGTGGGTATGTGAGAATTCGGAGGAAAATTGGGAGGCCTCTACATACTATGTAAACCCTGTAGTTTGTTGTGAGGTGCTAAAGCCAGCATACCTAGTGAGAACTTCTACTGAGTTCAATACGCGCTCAGAGTGGTTGAATCAGGTGCTTGGTGAGACCAGCACGGAGAATAATGAGCAGGTAACAGCTGATGATGTTAAGGCGTCGTTCTGTCAATCGTTAGATTCTAGTGAAGTGCATTACTTAGGCGCAGATATGGGGTTATTGTGCCATGTTGCAATTGGTAGACGAACTCAGGCGGGCGAACTCCTTATCGTTCACAGAGAGACAATACCTGTGTCTAACTTTATGCAACGAAGATCGGAGTTGATGAAGCAATATCGGATAGCTGTATCTGTTATGGATTGTTTTCCGTACACCCAGACTATTATGCAAATCTGCGACTACGACGTAAACGCCTATGGCTGTACCTTTTCAACAGGAAATTCGCCAGAGTTGTTTACTATTCAAGAAAAAATAGCTGACGCTGAGGAAGGAAAATTGAATCTGCGCTTAGTAAAGGCGAATAGAACACGCGCCCTAGACGAAATACTCATACTGTTCAAAGAGAAGCGCATACTCACAGCGAGAGTGAATGACAGCGAGGACGACAAGTTTTTGTCACACGTTCTTTCAATGAAAAGAGTGCAGGTCTTTGTAAAGGATGAACTACAGTTTTCTTGGAAAAAGACCACTGGAGAAGACCACATGATGTTCGCAATTATGTATCTCAATTTAGCTACATTGTTACGAGGGACTGTGGATGCTTGGGCAACCGGAAGTTTAGGGTTGGTAAAGTCGTTCAGGTTGAAGCCTCAGAAGTTTCTGACCGAGTTCGCTTGAAGTGGTATAATGTCGCTGCGTTTCATTTCGGAAATGCAAACGGCACCCGAGTTAGCGCTCCGGTGCCGTTCTAAGTCATCATCATTCTCCTGGAAACTACTATGACCTGCCTCGATTATACAGCACCGGAAGGTGCATCTCCGCTCGTTGAGCAAAAACCTTATATGCCATACAACCGTCGCTTAATCTATGGCGTCGGTAGAAATGATTATCCCACACCGACGCATGTAAACGGTAAAGATCTTAGGTCGTATAGCATTTGGTGTGGTGTGTTGGAGAGGTGCTACAGCGCCAAGTTTCAACAGAGCCGTCCAACATATGCAGGTTGCTCTGTAGTCAAAGAGTGGTTATCGTTCACTACTTTTGAAAAGTGGTTCACTGATAGCTATGTAGAAGGATGGAAATTGGACAAAGACATCCTAGTCCCAGGAAATCGTGTATACGGCCCAGAAACGTGTGTGTTTGTTACGCAGGCGCTCAACAGCTTGTTACTAGATTGTAGAGTAGCCCGTGGTAAATATCCTTTGGGCGTGTGTTTCCACAAAGCCACTCAAAAATACACAGCAACAATTCACACCGGGGCAGGTCAGCGACATCTTGGTTGTTTTACAACTCCGCTAGCTGCGCACCAAGCGTGGCAACTGGCCAAGAGTGCTCATATAAAGGCTGCGGAAACCTGCAATCCACGAGTCAGAGCCGCTCTTGATCTGCGTGTAGTTAAGTTAAGTGATGATCGTGCCAACGGTCGCATAACAACTAAACTATGATTAAAATTGTTTTCACGGGCATAATTGTCCGTGAAGACTAAATCTTTCAGCTAGAATGCCCGCCATGTCTATCCTCTCTCGCCTTTTTGGTATTCAAGCCCCTGAAATCCCGCAGGCAGAGGCGGCTACGCTGCCCTCACCGCCTTTGCCAAAGCCTCCTAATGCGCCGGTGGCCTATACAGGCTACAGGAAACAAATAGCGGCCTCCTCGGCTGCGCTGCGGGAGACCGACCGTGGGATTTCAACGCTTGATCGGCTAGTATCCGCACGAAACTTGTCGAACACCAAGCAGATTGTAAGGCAACTTTTCCATGTAAGCCCTGAGTTATCTAGCGCCATTACTACTATGCTAAGGGTGGGCATTCCAGAACGTTTTACGGTAGTTGCACGCAATTTAGATGGTCAAATTGACGCACCAGCTACTGGCGTAGCACATGAGTTGTTGCGTAGACTTACGTTTTTAGGCGCAGTGGATGGCTCATTTGGCACGCAACAAACATTGCAATCGTTGAGTGAGCAATTAGCGCTAGAATTACTTGTCGAAGGTGCAGCCTGCTTGGAAGTTGCGTTGGATAAAGCTCGTGTTCCAGCATCGCTAAATCCAATAGCCTGTTCACAGCTCCGATTTTATGAGGAAGATAATTCGTTCCGTCTGGTACAGGTAATTGGTGGGCAGGAAGTTGATCTAGACATTCCTACAGTTATTTATACCAGTCTTGATCAAGATCTACTGTCAGCATACAGCAGCTCATATTTAGAGGCAGCCATTCCACCTGTCCTGGCTGACATAGACTTTAATAGTGATACCAGAAGAGCCCTCAAGCGGGCTGTTCTGCCAAGACTTACCGCTACGATAGACGGGGAAAAAGTTAAAAAGTTGACACCACCAGAGATTCTAGCAGATGCAGAGAAGTTCAACGCATATAAGTCAGCACTCATTGCAGAAGTCGAGAACGTACTTAATGGCCTGTCCCCGGAAGATGCCCTTGTCTCTTACGACAGCATAACTTACTCTTACATCGACGGCGGCAAAGATCCAGCCGAAATTATTGCTAAGATACAGGGTGTCCTGAACTCTAAGCTCGCCAGCGGCGCTAAAACCCTTCCTGTCGTGCTTGGTCATGGTGGAACGTCTAATTCCTCAAGCACAGAGGCTGTACTGTATCTTAAACAGGCCAACATAATTCGTGTAAAGCTGAACGAGATTTACTCACGAGCCTTAACAATCGCTGTGCGGATTCTTGGAAACGACTGCTACGTCGAATTCACCTACGCTCCAATTGACTTACGGCCAGAGGCTGAGTTAGAGGCTTTTAAGGCCATGGAGCAGAGTCGTGTACTCGAACTCCTGTCGCTAGGCATGCTGTCAGACGAAGAAGCCTGTATCCGTCTGACCGGAAACTTGCCACCGGCAGGCTATAAGCCTCTCACCGGCACGATGTTCAAAACTGCTACACCCGCTAATAAAAACCCTACCTCAAACACTAGCGCTATTGATCAGTCGCTAACTCCGAAAACTCCGAAAGAACCTAAAGGGCCTCCCAAATGAATACACAACTCTGGTTAGGCTCACAAGAGTCTTTTGATGCACATACGGCGGCTAACGCTCGTAAGCTTGCAGACCCTAAGTTCTCTGCAGCGTCAGATTACTCTTCCGAGGTTATGTCACAGATTTATTCTGTACAGCAGAACGTAGGAGTGATTTCTATCAAAGGTTCTCTCGTAGAGGGTTCCGCAGGTTATGGAGTTTTCTTTGGGCAAGTAGGCTACGACGATATTCGTGCGGCACTTGTGGCAGCTGTAAGCAATCCAGAAGTTAAGTCGATTCTGCTGGATGTCAGCTCCGGCGGAGGTCAAGTCTCTGGTGTAGATGATACAGCACAGCTCATCGCTCGCGTTAATGCAGTAAAGCCGGTTGTCACTTACACCGGGAGCACTATGGGCAGCGCAGCTCTGTGGCTAGGTGCATCAGCAAATCACATTGTAGCAGGCAAGACTGCTATTGTAGGCAGTCTTGGCGTTATTATGGTTCATTTGGACCGTAGTCGTCAGTTGGCAGATGCAGGTATTAAACCTACAATCATTCGTGCGGGTACTGAGAAGGCACTTGCGACACCATACGAGCCTCTGTCTGAGAAGGCGCAAGCAGGGCTGCAGTCTCAAGCAGACGTGCTGTACGGGGTGTTTTTGAATCACGTAGCCAGTTCTCGTGGCGTATCGGCAACAAATGGTGACAAGAAATTTGGGCAAGGTCGCGCACTTGTCGGCCAACAGGCTGTCGATGCTGGGCTTGTTGATAAATTGGGTACGTATGAAGATGCTTTTATGAAAGCTCAAGCGCTCAGCAAGCCCAAAAAATCTGCCGGAATGAAGGCAGATGCGCTTTTATGTCCGCCTGTGTCGGCAAGTTTAAGCGATAATCCCGAGCATACTGAAGGAACCACCACTATGCCACAACCCCTGACAGATGAAGCACTCGCCGCTATGGCCGCAGGTGTGGAAATTGAAACTGAGACTAATGAAGAAACTGCGGCAGCTTCAACGGCTGCTCCTGCACCAGCAGCTGCTCAGGATGACGCTCTAGCCACTCTTACTGCTGCCCATGAGACAGCTCTTGCGGATCTTAAAGCTCAGCACGAAGCAGCTCTAACCGCCGCTACTGCTCAACTGGAAAAGTTTGTTGAGATTGCTCGCAACTCAGTCAAGACAATGGGTATTCATTTTGGCGTAAAAGCAGACGCTATTGCAGCAATGGATGCTGATCAAATTCTTGCAGAACATACACGGTTGTCCGATTTGTTCAAAGCTAAGTTCAAGGTGGGAGGTGT